TCTGGACAGCGCCTGCGTACGCATACAGGATCGTCACATTCGGCGCCTCGCGATTCGCGCGACCGGCCGCGTCCGGGAGGTCCACGCCGATCCAGTAGCCCTTCGAAACGATGGCCTGAATAGCGTCCTGCCCGTCGTCACCGAGCTCCTGCATGATCTGCGCCTGCTGAGACTCATTGAGCTCGAGCCCCGCATCGATGACGCCGCTGTCAAGGCACCGATTGATCGGATCCTGGCACCACGCACGGATCAGCGCCTCGCCGCGGGCGTTGTACGGGACGCGATTGAGGCTCTTGAAGCCGCTCATGCAGCTCGTCTGGATTGCAGAGCGCAGAAAAATGCTTCCGTATAGCACGTCAACAAAGCCGTAATAGTCGCTCGAGAGCGTGCCGCGGTTGAAGAACTGGAAATTATCGTTCCGCGTCGCGTACTTGCCGACGAAGTTGATGCGGTTCGCTTCGAGGGCGTCGGCGGAGGCTTCGTCCAAGACGTTCGGCGCGATTCCGGAGGCGTACTTGGCGAACCACGTCTTCATGCCCTGAGTTCTGGTCCACGCGATGGAGGCGCCGCAGGCCATCGCCATAGCGGCGAGGCGCCAGTCGGGGGAGTAGAGCGGAGCGACCACGTCATACTTGTCCACGATCTGCGCGAGCGGGCTCGAGGACGCCGTTAGGGCGTTCGTGAGCTTTTCGTCGCTCGACCAGGGGAAGTAGACGAAGTCGTCATAGACGTCCGCCCACGCGGCGAGGGCCTCGATCTCTTCGAGATCCCCCTGCCAGAGCGTCGTGAAGCCGACCCAGTTCCGCGTGACTTCGCAGACCGCGTCGAGATTCGCCTTTTCGTTCATGGCGGCGGCGCCCTGAGAGAGCACCGCTCCGCCAGCCTGCGTGAGGCCAAGCATCGCGCTGAGATCCGTGCCGCTGTCGCCCGCGGAGGCGTAGCCGATCGTCGAGTCCGCACCCGTCGTCGAAGACGTGAAGGTAAAGGAGTTCGTGTTGCTATCGTAGGATCCGGTCACGCCCGTAATGGCCGTCGCGACCGTCTGCGCGACAGCGGAAAGCGAGGTGGCTCCGGAGAGGTCAACGGCCGCCGCCGTCTTCTCGACGCCGTCAACCGTGATCTTGAGCGCGCCGTCAGTGACGGCCTTGAGCTTTGCGAGCGTGACGCCCAGCTTGCCACCGCGGATC